GGTAGGGCGACAGCCAAGGACGAAGCGGAACTCCAACATGAGGGCTTCTATCCTGACCGTCCCATAATGATAGGATAATGAAATGTTCCTTCAAATTATGTTCGCAATCCTCGGAGCACTTTGGGTGTTACTAATACTAGCTATCCTGCGAAGTGGCTATGAGAACATGAAGTGGGAGCACGAGAAACAAGAAAGGATGAGGAAGGCCAAACGTGAGTAAGACTTTAGAGAATGGCTCGTTCCAAGACGCCGTAGGTACGGTTGTCAATGGCGGGACGATTGAGTTCGTGCTGTCGCAAGACGCCATGATAATCGCGGGTGGGCAGGTAGCTCCCACGCTAGTAACTGCCACTCTGGATTCTAGTGGCGACATGCCATCCTCGTTTACTATCCTTGCCAATGATGAACTGACTCCTAGTGGAACGTTCTACCTGACCACGGTGTTCGACTCCAATGGAGCACGAGTGTTCGGGCCGGAGCGTTGGGTGTTCAGTGGGGCCTCGCCGATTGACCTCGATACCCTGACGCCTACCATTATCGACCCTGCCTTTGCTGACCCAATCTTGTCAAACCCACAGGCTGCCCAGGCCATCAATGACTTTAATCTCACGCTTCCTCTGTTTAATAATGTCCGTATCGTTGATGGAGTGAAATTCACAACTATTCAGGAGGCGATTGACGACTTGCCCGCTACGGGTGGAATCGTCATTGACCCCCGGGAAGGAGACAAGACACTCTCAAGCACTATCACTTTCAATAAGCCAGTTCAACTCTATGTCAGCTATGGCCGCTATACTTCTAGCGCCTCTCCCATTCTGGACTTTCCCGTGGCTGGGGGCGATAGCGCGGTTATCGGCCCAGGCCCGGTTGATGAGGCAGACGGGGGTAATGGGGCGAGTTTTCGAGGCAACACCTCTGCCATCACGCCTCTCATACGCATTGAAGGCACCGACACCAGCACCCGCACACAACGCATAACGCTCAAAAATATAGGCCTCAAGGGTGAAGGGAACACATCGAGTCAGCTTGGGCTTCTAGCCAACTTTGCGACTGACATCACGCTTAACCGCGTTTATTTCTTCGACTTGGGCCAAGCACAAGATATTGACGATGTTTTCGGAATTCATATGAGCCGCATGGTCTATCACGACTGTGGTTCCGGCAACACCGCTGCCACCGCAACCGTTCGAGTTGAGAATCGTTCCGGCGGACTTCTGACTGAACAAGTACGATGGAGCAATAATTCTCTATGGGAAGCGGTCGCTACTGACATTGGAATGGGGCTCTATGTCGGTAACACAGTTACTCAGGTTCGGGTAACTGATTCTAAGTTCGATTACGGAACCAATACGACAGCCACGTCGCTTATCACCTTCTTTAGAAGCAGCAACTGCTATGTTTCACACAGCGACATAAACGGCGCGGACGCTTCAAGTCTAGTCGCCGCGATTGATATAACGGGTAATGGAACCGAAGATTCCAAGACTATAAAAGTCTCCGACAGTCACATCGCCTTTGGTGGGGCGATTGGGGTTCGATTCGATTTTACCAGGGCATCCCAAGTAAGTGGAGGCACCTTCGTTGGAGATGGCAACGGCACGGCTGTTTCAGCTACCTCCAATGCAACAGGTTGTCACGCGCTTGGCTACAAAGTAGATTCAAATGATACTCCCTGGTCTGATTCTGGTACGGGAAATGGAGCACTCTACCTGGAAGCAAATTCCCCCTTCGATTGGCAACTGCGTAGTGCCGGTTTGACATTGGGGAATGCCGATTGGCTACGTGGCCGCAATGCGGCAGACTCAGCCGACATTGACGTTATTCGGGTGAGCGGCACCGACTTCATTGTCATGGGGGATACTGGAACTCCCATGATTCTGATTGACGCTATAAACCCACTTGAGGGCAACTTAACTAATATCCCACGCTGGATTTTCAAGCAGGTAGACCACACCGACATGACTGCGGCAGCCACGGCGGACACCTTCACTCTCTGGACGCTGCCAGCCAACACCATGATTCACGACATCGTGGGTACAGTTGTGACTGCGTGGGAGGCGGCGGTAGGACTTTCTGCGGCGGTTGCCTCGGTTGGCACCCAAGCCGGGGCAGCCAATGACCTCACGTTGGATGACGACTTCTTCTCTGCCGCTACAGTGTATGAACTACACGACGCTACTGCGAGTGGTGGTAAGGGTGCCCTGCTCTTCGACAGCACTGATAAATTTGCGCCTTACATGTTCGTAGCAGGAGGTGTTATAGAACTTCAGATGGATTTGACTGGCGACGACCACGCCGACACAAATGCTGGCCAAGCACGAATTTATGCTCTAGTCTCCCAGCCTTTAGGCAACACCACTACAGAGGCCAACTAAGTGCCTCCGATAGTCCCGATTGAGCCCATCTACATCAGCAACTTCTCGATTGGGCTCTGGACAAACCGCTCGCCGTTCTCACTACCAGGTGGAAATCCATCAGCTCTACTCGATGGACTCAACTGTGAGATTACACCGCAACACACTGTCAAGAGACGGGCTGGATATAGTGCCCTGCTTGCGGCGACACTAGCCAGTGGCGAGACGGCCCAACGATTCTTCTCATTTAGCCAACTCGACGGGACACTACAACTGGTGATGGATGCGACTGTGACTCTGCGTGCGATAAATGTCATTGGCAATACTCTAACTACTTTCTACACGCCTACCACTGCCAGCACTCCATTCTCCTTCGCTCCTGTTGGCAGTATGCTCTATTTTGCCAATGGCAAGACAGGGGAAGAACAGAAGTGGGACGGCACAAATCAAACTCGCTGGGGTATAGTGGCCCCGACCGACACACCAACAACTGCTCAATCCGGTGGTTCATTGACGGCGGTTCGCGGCTACGAGTATCGTTTCGTCTACAAGAACACCAGTACAGGGCATATCAGCACGGCCTCAACAGCATCGGCTTGCACCAATCCGTTCTCTAGCAAGAAGATTACTGTGACTGGCAACTTCAGCGCCGATGGTCAAGTAGACTTGATTGAAGTCTATCGTAATGCTGATGGGGGCGGCGTATTCTTTAAGTTAGGGACAGTAGCCAACCCCGGCAGCGGCACATGGGACTTTGAGGATGAGATAGCTGATACGGCGCTTGGCACGTTGAAGGCTCCTCTGGCCGGACTCAATGACCCGCCCACCAATGCCATTAACAACGTGGTGTTCCACACAGGGCGGATGTGGGGCTCCGTAGACAACATCGTCTATTATAGTGGGGGCGGCGAGATACTCAATGGGGTGCCGGAGGAAGCCTGGTCAGCCCTTAACTTCTTCAACTTCCCTGGCAAGGTGACAGCACTATTCCCTTTCTCTATCGGCCTATTGGTATTCACTGAGAGCAACTTGTTCGTCATCCGAGGTATTGACCAGACTTCTTTCTTCGCCATGCCCTGGCAAAAGCGGCTGGGCATTGGCAGTAACCGAGCTATAGTAGGTACTGAAGACCGGGCTTTCATCTTCACATCAGAGCGTGAGTTGCTGTCTATTGCGCCAGAGGAAATACGAGAGATTGGCTTCCCTATCGCCGACCGCCTAGCTGCCATCGCCCCCTCGTCCGTTGAGTTGACCCTGCACCGCGATGAAGCGACGGACAATAACCTGTACGTGAGCGACGGGGCAAACTTCTACTACAAGTTAGCCCTGGTTGACGAGGTATGGAGTCCAAAAGCCCTAGTTACTTCTGGTCTGAAGACACTTGGTTCAGTCGAAACGACAGTAGGCAACTTCGACCTATTGCTGGGACGGCCCGTCAGTACCGACGTTATCCTGAAGCGCGATGCCTCGTTAAATACTGACAATGGCACAGCCTATGCCATGAACATGAGCTTTGGCTCATTCGTCATCGCTCCTCCAGCCCAACTGCGCGAGGTTGAATCCATCATCCTAGAGCGGAGTTCTGGCAACACTGATTACTCAGTAGGTAGACGACTCAACGAAGTCGGGCTAGAATACAAACTGATACTCACTAGGGTAGACGACCCTCCTGAGCTGGGCTCTTCGGATACCGCTCGTTCCGTCCGCTACTACATCCGTGAGATGGCCCGCCACCTTCAGGTGCAACTGTCTCTACCTGCCGAGGACAATGGCACTGAACTCTATTCACTAACATTGGTAGCCAAATAACATGCCAAGCGAATTGACACGCCAGCGCATACTAGCTAAGATAGGGGATTTTAGCTCTCCCGATGGGCGTTGGGAATTTCCCACCTCCAACTTCCGAAAGGTTATTGATGAGGCGGTTGCAACTGCTAATGTTAATGCAGACCGCGCTTATTTCATCGAGCCCGTGGATGTACTGACCGGAGCAGATGTTGGTTCGGTGGCCGAGATTCAGATAGCCTCTTTCGTGGTTCACTGGCCTGACATCCCAAAGGTTGCCTACGCCGCCGCAACGATTGGCAACTTAGCATTCTCTACAGCCTACGGCGTTTACCTGGACGACCTAGACCGAGACGGCACGCCCGATGTTTGTCTCTTTGTCACTACCAACGTCAATGAGATATTTGAGGCTCAGGGCCGCATCTACTTGGGGTCAGTAACTACCCCTGCTGATGGGGGTGGTGACTCCAGTGGTGGTGGGGGCGGTGGGGGTGGGGCACAGGGCGGCTGCGTACTCGTCGGCACAGACATAGCCACTCTAGGCGACTTGCCCCACGAACGCAAAGAGCTAGACGAGACCTCCTGGGTGCAAGTCACTCTGGCGGATGGGCGTCAGCTCCAAGCCACGCGCAACCATCCGGTGTATGGCGAGCGGGGCAAAATCAGCCTCTCGACCGTGCCCATCGGAGGCAAGCTAATCACTGACATGGGGTTGGTGGTGGTCACGAAGAAAATCTACATGGAGGAGCCCGGCGTCAAATGGCAAGTCATTATGCCGAAGGGCCACCTCTATTGGGCCAACGGCATCCTGAGCCACAATCTTAAACCGGAATTCTAAGGACTACTCATGGGAAAGAAAGATAGAGAACTACTAAGGAGTATTTCACAGCAGTTGTTCGGCATCATGCAGACTCAACTGGCTGGGCAGACCAGCCTACTTAGCTTCCTTAAGCAACGACTGGACTTTGTGTTCGACCCCGAATTCACCGGCTTCCTACCTGGTGAAGAGGCAGCCCTCCGTACCCAAGCCTTTGAGGAAACCACAGGACGCTTCGACGTGGCCCGTCAACAGATACAGTCTCGCGCTGCCATCCTCGGAGGCCGCCAACTCCCAGGCGGAGCCACCATTGCCTTGCTAGGCGGTGTCGAAGCCGCAGAGGCCGAGTCTCTAGCTGGTGCTCAGCGCCAAATCAGCATTGCTGGTGGTGAGCGTAGACTAGCCAGCATCTTCAACGCAGGCTCCATCCTTCAAGGGAATGCCGCGCTCTTGAATCCTGCGGCCTTCAGTGGCCAGGCCGTTGGGGGCCTCGCCTCACTCTCACAGAAAAGCGGTGGTGGCCTCATCAACTCTCTCATCGGCGGCGCTAGTGCGATTGCTGGTGGGTTCTTAGCTGGAAGGTAGAACATGCGCCGACTAGAGGCACTAGCAGACGCCATAGCAAAGTACACGGGCTATCAGAGTCCAGACAGTGAAGCATATCAAACACGCAATCCGGGCTTGCTTAAGGCATGGTCAGTTCGCCACCCGCGCACTGACAGCGGGGTTCGTGTGTTCGATAGTCACATTGACGGTTATCAGGCGCTTCTGTTTGACCTCAAAATCAAAGCTATGGGTAAGTCTCGCTATCATCTCACTGGTGACAGCACACTACTTGACCTTATGCGTGCTTACCAGTTCCCCCCCACTATGGCAGGCTTCCTAGTGAAGTTCCTCCGCCAAGCCCTGCCCGACGACGCTACCGCAGAGACCAGTACCCTCAGTTTCTTTATGGAGTCCTAATATGCCCGACCAATTCCCTCTCGCTCAAGTGCCCTTGCAAGGAGCCGAAACTCTCAACCAACCAGACTTTCCCGCGCTTGGAGTAGCTGAACAACGGCGGCCAAGCGCCTTCGGGGGCAAGCTACTGCCTGAACGTGGCTTGCTAGCCAACGTCCTGTTGGCTGGTCTACTAGGGCTGGGTGCAGGAGCCGGTGCTCGGAACCCATTAGAGGCGGCTGCTCGTGGTGGGCTCGCCCCTTTCCAATTTAAGCTAGGCGAACGAGCCCGACAGAGACAGGAAGAGGAACAAGACTTACAGGCTCGACAGCGTGAGGAACAAATCAGCGCCAGCCAGGCAGCGACGGCAGAATCTGAGCGTCGAGGCGGCATCTTGGAGAGTCAAGAAGACCGCGCTAAGGTTGCTTCGTTCTTGCAGAACATCGAGCAGCTTCAACGTATCAGCTTCGCGCCAGAGAAACACGATGCAGAGGTGCTAGCCGCAACTGGTCAGTTCATCAAGAACTCTGGAGG